ACTCCAACAGGTACGCTTCTACTGCTAAAAGTAATATTTTCAAGGTTAACTACACTTAAACTTGTCCAGTCAATGTAATTATCTGTAGTTTGTATTTCTAGGCTTGGATTAAACAGCATAAGTATCTGTTCTAAGATTTGTAATTTTTGATCAGTGTTACTAGACCATACATCAACATTAACAGTCAATGTATATGGTGTTGGCATCAATCTTTCTACTGTGTAATTTTTGCCTTCTTGATCAAGATATTCATTACCTACGCTATCATACTTTTGTTCACGAATATTAACCTTATTAACATAACTGGAATCTGCAAGTCTTGCTGTATCCATTGCTAGACCAGTGATATACACCGCCATACGTGGCGCACTTGGTATCTTATTCTCAGAATTTTCTCTAATTATATTTGCTACTTGACGTGTAAGATCTCCGTACATTACAGGAACTTGAGTAAGAGCACCTTTACCATCTTTATAGGAAAAGTTACTCATTAATCGCACCATTTGAGTAATATATCTTCTTATTTGTCCGTCATAAAAATGTTGCATTATTTTTTACACCCACAATCATTAAGGAAGAAATGTACAACTGCCATTGTAAACCACATCCATGTCATTTCACTAATACCAAATAAACTATTTCCATGCATACCCATATCTTTTGCTAAAAAAATTACGCCAAAAATTCCAAAAATTAATCCTGCTATATTGTGTTTCATTAATTATCCGCCTTAGGTTTTAGTGCTTGACTTAAACTTTGTCTTTCTTTAATAGTTTCACCACCAATAGTAGTTGATGTTGTATTATTAATATGTGATGTTTTGTAAGTTTGTCTATCGTTTGTATTAGTCATAGTCATACGTACATTGTCTTCTTGTTTGACCCAACGTGTACCGTCGTATCTAAATAATCTATTTGGCATAAAATCTGTCCTTAAGAAAAAATCTCCTTTTGCCTGTGATAAAGGAAATGAACTACCAAAGCCAAATTCTTCACCATTAGCAGGAATACCATCACCTATTAAGTAACCTTGATAACCTTCTCTTTCAGGCGTTTGATTTACTCTACTTGCATCTAAGTTTCCGCTGTTTACACTTGCATCAATTTGAGTTTCATCAGCAGTAACAAGTTCTGGTTTGCCTTCTTTGTCAACTTGCAGTGTATATAGATGTGAAGTATCATAACCTGACTTAGGTGCATCTGCTTCTGCTTGTTGTATAATAGCATTATTAACTTGCATTTCTTTTTCGTAGTTAGAAAGCACATCACGTAGTGTTTGTGAACTGCCTTCTTCTGCCGGTAAATCAAGTATTTCTTTGAATTCTTGTGAGTCAACTATTTGTTTAAGTTTTACTCTATATAAGTGCGGATACCAACTTTGTGAAAATCCTTCTGCCGCTCTGTTTACATCTTCAACTACATAAAATCTCTTAAGTGCAACGTTATGATCATTCAATGCGTGTTCATCTATTAAGTGTGGTAATTCAAATACATCACCTGCCATTACTTTTCTACCAAGAGTGTTAACACTATAGTTGATAGGTATTGTCATAAACAATGTATCATTTGTAAGAAACAGTCCAAATTGACTCATATCAAAGTCAACATCTTGTACGTTGTAGATTCCGCGTAATACGTAAATGTCTGGATCATACTTTCTATCACGGTTTTCCATGAAAAGCATATCCTGAATATTAGTTTCTTTTACAGCATCGTATTTTGGCTGGGTAGGAGTTGCGTCTGCTTCATCAGGATTTTTTGGTCCTAAATACTTGTGTACAAATACGTCTGTTCCGCCCACAGTGAACATTTCCGTGATAGTTTTATCAAGGAATCTGTAGTCTTCGCCTCTCTCTGGCTTATATAAACTGATTCTCGGCATAGTACTTGTATTTATCGTTCGCATAAATACTAATGGAGACGTTGAAATATGGCAAGTTTACAAACACAAAAGCAAGAAATATTCGATTACGTAAGTGCTATGCTTGGCGGTGGTATGGTAGATGTGGAGTTAGATCCACAGCACTACGAAATAGCACTGAAATCAAGTTTAGACAAATTTCGTCAGAGAAGTGATAATTCAGTAGAAGAAAGTTATGCATTCTTAGAAACAGTAATTGATCAGAACGATTATACGCTGGATGAAAATATTGTTGAAGTAAGACAAATTTTTAGACGCTCAATAGGTTCACGTACAGGTGGCGGAGATGGCGGAACATTGTTTGAACCATTCAACCTTGCTTACACAAACACTTATCTATTATCAAGTTCTAACATGGGCGGACTTGCAACATACAATTTATTTGCAGGATACCAAGAACTTGTAGGACGTATGTTTGGATCATTTATGGAATTTAAATGGAACACAACAACAAAGCAACTTACAATTCTACAACGTCCAAGAGCAGAAGAAAATCTACTTCTTTACGTATATAATCACAGACCAGATTCAGAACTTTTCAAAGATTATCTTGCAAAACAATGGATCAAAGATTATACACTTGCAAAGTGTAAGTTTATGTTAGGCGAAGCACGTAGTAAATTTGCTACTATTGCTGGCCCACAAGGTGGATCAACTCTTAATGGTGATGCACTAAAAGCAGAAGCAACTGCTGAAATGGACAAACTTGAAGAAGATCTTAAAATGCAAGTAGCAGGCGGTGTAGGCTACGGCTTTACAATTGGCTAAAAATCACTTGACATCACAGTAAAAAGATCATATACTATATACTTCAATTAAGGAATAGTATTATGGTAATAGGTATTTGTGGTTTAATCGGTAGTGGTAAAGACACTGTTGCACAATTTTTAATAAACAATCATAACTTTGTAAAAATTAGTTTTGCGGATAAACTTAAAGACGCAGTTGCTACAATGTTTAATTGGAATAGAGAATTGCTTGATGGTAAAACTGATAAATCAAGAGCATGGCGTGAGCAAATAGATCCATATTGGACAGCAGAAACTGGCAGAGAAATAACTCCAAGACTTGTATTACAAGAATTTGGAACAGAATGTATGCGTGAAGGCTTTTTTGATGGTATTTGGGTAAGCATTACTAAAAAGCATATAATTGACAATCCTAATACTAACTTTGTTATTCCTGATGTACGTTTTCCAAATGAAGCAAAAATGCTATATGAAATTGGAGGCGAAGTTTGGCGTGTAAAACGTGGGCAAGATCCAGTTTGGTTTAGAATATATCAAGATGTTGGTGTAGAACCTAAAGATGTACATTCAAGCGAATGGGCATGGGCTCATACAAAGTTTACAAATACAATCGAAAATAACGGAACACTTGAACAACTTAAAAATCAGGTTCAAGATCACCTTGTTTCCAACGGGCGCCTACTCGCTGGATAGCAATTTGGCAATTAGCACATATAGTTTTTAAATTATTAGGGCGACAGTTCTGTAAATCCCCATCTATATGATACACCCGCAACTGTTCCTTGTATGATGCTTTAAAATTACATTTTTCACAATGATCTTTTTGTCTATATCCTGCCAAGTACCAACTTGGTTTACCTCGTTCTTTGCCTTTGTTACGTAAGCAAGTGTCACACTGAGTCCTATAAAAGGTTTTATTACCTTTCTTATAATTAACCGCTACAGGGCGTTTACCGCATTTACATAAAGGACGCATACTGTATTTACCATACCTTTTTTTGCCCTTTTAACCTTATTATTTTGGTGTGAATATATTAGTTCTGTATAAATACATATAATAAGTTCAACAGGAGAACACAAGATGGCAAACTTAATATCACCAGGTGTACAAGTCAGCGTAATAGACGAAAGTTTTTACACACCCGCTGAACCAGGTACTACCCCAATGGTTTTTGTTGCTACTGCACAAGACAAAGCAAACGCAAGTGGCACAGGAACAGCAAGAGGAACTACAAAAGCAAACGCTGGCGTACCGTTCTTATTAACTTCACAAAGAGATCTTTCAGAAACATTTGGAGATCCATTATTTTATACAGATTCAAACAACAATCCGATACACGGTGGCGAATTAAACGAATATGGTTTACAAGCGGCTTAC